CTGACGGCTCTAAAATGTTTATTGTTGGCGACACTAATAACTCCATATTTGAATACGATTTACTTATAACGTCTTTTACCAACCAAATGAACAAGACCCAGCTAGACGCTGTACCTGATGCTAACCACTTTACCCTTGGCAACGACCTAGACCTAGCCATTATCTTTAATATGTCTAGTGGTACTACAGTGCCCAGCAGTGACGGCGTAGCTATTAACTTTGATGCCAACTCTCTTAACCAAGGTGCTGTACTGGGTACTGACTACAACTGGGATTTCCCTGCGGCTAACAAAGTTAGGATTACATCTCTAGCCGCCCAGAACCTTAAAGTTAGAGTTCTTTAATGTGGATCCGCTGTCACTGGTTGCTATGGCGTCTACTGCGTTCAAGGGTATAGAGGTACTTGTATCCAGAGGCGCTGAGATTGAGCAAGTAGCTCAGAAGTTAGGACACTGGTACGGTTTTGTTTCTGACTTACGTGAAGCAGAGAAGGAAGCAGAAAACCCACCGTTGTTCAAGAAGTTGTTTGACGGTGAATCTGTAGAGGCACAGGCGTTAAACGCTGTCATAGCTAAGAAAAAGATAGAGGAACAAGAAAAGCAGATCAGAGAGTTAATCATGTACTCTTACGGTCAGGACACGTACAAAGAAATGATGCAGATGCGTCGTGACATAAGAGCCAAACGTGAACAACTGATCTACAAACAAAGAAGAAAACAAAGAATGATGCTAGATGTATCAGCAATTATTACGGCACTACTTGTGTCTGCTGGGATTATCTGGACCACCGCAAGTATTATACAAGGGGTTTAAAAATGGATGAGTCCGCAAAACAAGTAATTGATGTAATGAGCGTAGGTACTATGTTAGGAGCACTTGGGTCACTGTTACCGCCTATTGCCGCCCTGTTTACTATTATCTGGACAGGTATACGTATCTGGGAAACAGAGACAGTACAGGGACTTAGGAACAAGGACAAAGACTAAGATATGTGGACAGCACTTATTGGCCCTATAGCTGGACTCGCTAAAACTTGGATTAACAACAAGCACGAGCAGTCACAAGCTAAACACGTAGCTAAGATGGAAGTCATCAAGAACACAGCTACGTGGGAACAAGAGATGGCGGCGGCTAGTGCAACCTCGTGGAAAGACGAGTGGTTCACTGTAGTACTGTCGATGCCTCTGTTGGCTGTCTGTTACGGAGTTGCTATGGATGACTTGAGTATTATGCAGAGGGTAGGTATGGCTTTTGTTGAGCTAGACAAACTACCTGATTACTACCAGTACTTGCTCTACGTAGCCGTGACTGCCAGCTTTGGTATACGTGGTGCTGACAAGTTGATGCAGATGAAGGGCGGTAAATAACATGGCTAATGGTTTATTTAATATTCAAGATGTTATTGATGACAACCCGTTTACTAATGTAGTTGCGCCTAACCCTCGTGGAACAAGTGGTGTTATTCGTGAAACAAGCTCTATTCAGATACCTTCTGATCTTTTAATTGATACAGAAAAACAACGAGAATTTTTTGTAGACTTTTACAATCAATTTGGAGACAAGTTAGGAGGTAAAGGAGAAGCTGTAGGAAGGTGGATGGATGTTCTTGGTCAATATGCTGTAGGTGACGCTGAACTGTCTGACTTAGAAGCAGTAGACGTTAGTGACTTGATGGACATTGAGGGCTTTGAAGACTACTACTACGGTATTGTTCCTCGTCCTTTAACTAAAGATACAACAGATACAACAACAGAAACAACCACTGATGCTGCAAGTCAAATATCAGATGAAGAAGCAGTCTCCGCTGTATTAGCTTCTGTACCTGACAAACTTAAAGGTATTTTTACTGAACAAAATATCATGAAAGTTCTTGAAGCAGTTATGGATGATCCATTAACTAAAATTAAAAAGGCTCAAGGTGCTGGTGTTTCAGTAGAGTGGGACCGTGCTTTTCCAAATTGGAGAGATTGGAGAGTATTTGGTCCTCTTGCTATTCCCGGTCTTCCTCTTCCTCCCGGTATTATTGATGTTACTCTTGGTACAATAGCAGATGCAGTAGAAAACGTAGGTAAAGATATAAAAGATGGTGTAACTTCTGTTGGTGATTTTGTCCAAGGCGTTCTTAACGGAGACATTACATTAAAAGATATATACGATGGAGTAGTAAAAAAAGTAAAGTCTGTTTCATCTGGCGCTACTACTGATCCTTGGGGCGGTACTGTTGGTGGTTTTGGGGGTTGGGTTAGATCAATACTAGGTGGTAGTTTAGGCGGTCAAATTCTTACTGGTATTTATGATGATGTAAAAGATTTAATTAACCCTGAAGATTTAGGTATTCCAATTCCCGGTGGTACAGAAGATGAAGAAGAAACAACAGGAGATCCTACTACAAGATTTGCACAGCTTTTAGGAACAACTGAAGATAATCTTGCGGTTGATCCTGATTTGTTTGGTACGGCTGACATTACTGCGGGTGGTGATACTACTGTTGGTGGTGATATAACTAAAGATATTACTAACTTACTTGGTGGCACTATTGCTCAGTTGGATACTACTCCTGTTGTTGATACTACTCCGGGTGGTACTACAACAACAACTGACACTGGTACTACAACAACAACTGACACTGGTACTACAACAACTGACACTGGTAATACTACAACAACTGACACTGGTAATACTACAACAGTTGATATAGGTGGTACTACAACAACAACTGACACTGGTAGTACTACTACAGTTGATCTGGGTGGTTATGTTGATCCAGAAAACCCTCCTCCTTCAGTTGTTGATCCGGGTGGTCCTCCTCCTTCTTCTAGCAGTGGTGGTGGAGGAGGTGCTGTTGGTGGCACTGAAGGTATGTTTGACGAAGCTATGCGAGGGCTTAGTTATATGCCACAAGCCTTACCCGGAGTTAGACAAGCACCGCCTTTAGATGCTATGGGTAGTCTTAATATGCTTATTGATGGTCTGCTAACAGGAAGAAGAGCATGACATACTTAGATATAGTAAACAACGTACTCAGACGATTACGTGAAGACACAGTAACAACTGTTAGTGCCAACACGTACAGTGCTATGGTTGGTGACTTTATTAACGATGCAAAGCACATGATTGAAGATTCTTGGGATTGGTCACATCTAAGAAGTACGTTGACTATTACTACTGCTGCTGATGATTATACGTACTCACTAACAGGCAGTGGCGATAAAGGAAAAGTACTTAACATTATAAATGATACTTCTAATTTTGTTATGCAGTACCAGCCTCAAACTTGGTTTGATGAACAGTTTTATGTACAGACTCCTGTTTCTGGTTCTCCTCAGTACTTTACTTATAACGGTGTAGACGGTAGCGGTGATGCACAGATTGATGTGTACCCTAAACCTGACGGTGTGTACTCTATCAAAGTTAAAGTTGTACACAGAAACGTACCGTTGACTAATGACTCTGACACGTTGGCTATTCCTAGTCAACCTGTTATTCACATGGCAGTAGCTTTGTTGGCTCGTGAACGTGGTGAAACAGGCGGTACTTCTGCTCCTGAATACTTTGCTATTGCAGACAGATATCTTGCAGATGCTATTGCTCTTGACGCACAAAGACATCCAGAAGAAACCATCTGGTTTACACCGTAGGAGTACGTATGGCACAGCCACTACAAAGCATTAACTTAGTTGCTCCTGCGTTCAAAGGGATCAACACAGAAGATTCTCCGCTTGCACAGGATACGTCTTTTGCGGAGATTGCAGACAACGCTATTATTGACAGACGAGGACGATTAGCTTCACGTAAGGGTAACGCTGTTGTAACGACAGACAAGACTGTACTAGGTACTGACTACCTCCACAACATCCACGAGTTCTACGACAACGCTGGTAACGAGGTAATCTTTAGTACTGGTAACAACAAGATTATGACAGGTACGACTACACTGGTTGACGCTACGCCGGGGTCGTACACGATTACAGATAACGACTGGAAGATATTTAACTTTAACGATCACGCTTACTTCTTCCAACGTGGCTACGAGCCTCTCGTGTACAGCAACAGTCTAGGTGCAGTTACTAAGATGTCTAGTGTTGCTGGTGCGTCTGTAACTTCTGCACAGTACGC